TTTTACAATACTACGTTTAGACATATGCTGTGGATTTCAAATTGTTCCCCTCTAGCGAGGAAGAGACCGCTTTTCTGACGCGAAGCTTTGGACTCTTTTCCTTACCGTCCTTTCACTTCCTTTCCCAAGTGGAGCTGGTCATGCCAGTGACTGGCTCCACACCTTTTTAATCATCAAATGAATTAGGGGGGCATTGATGATTCTGGGGGGTAGGGGGGCTATATAACATTATTAACATAATGATTAAGACAGTGAAAGACATGTAAGACCTGGGTTATAACGATTATTATAATAATCAGATGATAATCAAGGGTTTTAAAGAATTCTGTAATTGAAAGAATGGAGAGTGATTAGTATTACTCATGATTCTCTATTGATGAGACTGTCTAATGTAGATATGAGACAATCTGCTAATACTGTTATGGCATGTCTTAATCAGATTCAGAACATGCCTAAAGACGTGCAGATCATGTCTACAGCATTGCTCTATCTTTGCATGTGCAGTCGTTATGACTTACATCCACCCCTTGCTCTTAACTATGCTGATAACTTGATGAGGAAAGCAACAAGTTATAGCCAAGCCACATTTGAAGGCGTTAAAGCCTACATGAAAAATGAACTGGAGGACTGATACCTATGTTGAAGGAAGTTAAACTGAAGAACGGTAACACTGTCGTTAAGGGAACCACACCTAAAGGTTCGGTCGAATTTGCTCACGTCTTCGAACCTCAGACCAAGATTGGTGACCAGCCTATTGATCCTACCTACTCCATCACCTTGTTAATGGATGGTACAGACGAGGTCAGAAGTTTCATTGGTCAGTTGGATGTCGAGCTTATGAAGGCTGAAGACATGGCAACTGAAGCTGCCAACCAGGCCAAAGGTCGTAGCAAGGGCAAGCTCCCTGTTAAGCATGATGAGAACTTTGGTGAGGTCTATGATGATGATGGTAATCCCACAGGTCAGTTCTTCGTCAAGGCCAAGGCTAAAGCAGAAGGTATTACCCAGTCCGGCAAGGCTTGGAAGTTCAAGCCGACTGTCTTCGATGCCAAGGGCAAGCCTTTCCCAGAGAAAGACCCGCCCATGATTGGCAACGGTTCGACTGGTCGTTTGGCCTTGACTGCTTACGCCTACGCTGCGCCTGTAGGTTATGGTGTCTCTATCCGTCTTGAGGCTGTCCAGATTCTTAACCTTGTCGAGTATGGTGGTCGTTCTGCTGCTGACTACGGATTTGCCATTGAGGAAGGTTACAGTGTCGAAGATCCTGCTCCTATTGGCGAAGATGATGCTGACCTTGCTGTCGAAGAACAGCCCAAGTCTTATCGCAACAGGATGCAGAACGTAGACGAGAACGGTGATTTCTAGTGGCGATTCGCTATCCGAAACATCGTGGCCCCAGAGGTAATAAGTTCCGTCGTGGTGCGGGTGGAAGTCACTTTGAAGACTTCGTTCGTATCCAGATAGAACACCAGGGCTTGTTCGATACAGACAAGACCAAGACCCGTATCCCATACTCTGAACAGCATACATACATCCCAGACTTTGTCCTGCCCAATGGAGTCTTGATTGAGGTCAAGGGATATTTCCCGTCTGAAGACAGGACGAAGATGAGAGCAGTAAAGGATTCCCATCCCGAACTGGATATTCGCTTCGTATTCCAGAGAGCCAAGACTAAGCTCAACAAAGAGAGCAAGACCACCTACGGAGACTGGGCAGACAAGTATGGATTCCCGTGGGCAGACAGGGAGATTCCTGTCGAATGGATTTACGAAAAAGGAGAAACTAACACTGAGAAAAATTGACATGATTGTTATCCATTGCGCGGCTACTAAACCGTCAATGGATATCGGAAAGAAAGAGATTAACCTTTGGCACAGACAGAGAGGATTCTTCAACATCCCTTCTGGTCTGTCCATCGGTTACCATTTCGTCATCAGACGCGATGGAACTGTCGAACAGGGAAGACCCATTGACCAGCCTGGTGCTCATGCGAAGGGACATAACTCCCATTCCATTGGCATTTGTCTAGTTGGTGGTATCAACGCAGAAGGCAAGCCGGAAGCAAACTATACTCCAGTTCAGTGGGGTTCACTTATTGAACTTGTGATTAAACTTGCGAAATCCTATCATATTTCGCTCGACCACATCATTGGACATAACGAAGTAGCTGCCAAGGACTGCCCGTGCTTCTCTGTTCGTGAGTGGATTGAAGACAACAAAGAACAGTTTGAGAAAGAAGGTATTCACTAATGACTCTCAATGACTTCGCCCAGATGTACAGCAGCTACCATGAAGACCCTCACTCCATCAAGGACAGCATGAAGGATGTCAAGACTTTGTTTCGTGTCCTGCGGGATATGATGGTGGAGAATGAGAAGGTGTCTATCTCCGGCATTGGTACATTTGACACGAAGGTAGTAACTGTTCCAGAGACAACGAGGTATATTCCTGCAACGGGTAAGATGGGACTCTGCAAAGAACATCGTACTGTTCGCGCTCATTTTAAGCCTTGCAAAGAGCTTAAAGAAGCAATCTTTTTAGCGCAGGAATAACCTATGTCAGAAGCAATCAGAACACACATTCCCTGTCCTCTGTGTGGTTCGCATGACGCAGGAGCTGAGTACTCCGACGGTCACTTCTACTGCTTCTCATGCTGTGGTTATATTCAAGGGGACAGAGAAATTGGAGAAAAGTCAATGTCAAAGGAACTGTTCAGTGACATCGAGTTTAAACCATTGAACACACGCAAGATTTCATTGGAGACATGCCAGAAGTATGGGTATGGCATCGCAAGTGACGGATCATCCACGTGGCAAGTTGCACCGTACTACAACAAGGATGGTGAGCTTGTCGGTCAGCACTTGCGAGGCCCAGACAAGACATTCAGATGGCGTGGTTCTCCAAAGGACTTGCAGCTGTTCGGACAAAGATTGTTTGCGACTGGTGGTCGTATGGTTGTTGTGACCGAAGGCGAGATCGACTGTCTAACAGTCTCACAAGTACAGGGAAATAAATGGCCTGTCGTGTCACTTCCCAACGGCTGTACCAGTGCTGACAAAGCGTTCAAGGATAATCTGGAATGGCTTGAAAGTTTTGAAAAGGTTGTCATCTGCTTTGACATGGATGAGCCAGGTCGTGAAGCAGCCAGAAAGGCAGCACAAGTGCTCAGCCCAGGCAAAGCATTCATCATGGAGCTTCCGCTGAAAGACCCCAATGACATGCTCAAAGCGGGTCGTACAGACGAGCTTATCAATGCCATCTGGCAAGCCAGACCTTACCGTCCAGACGGAATCATAAGTGGTAGTGAACTCTGGGAAGAGATCATCAAAGAACCAGAGAAAGGCTTTACCACTCCGTACCGAAAGCTGAACACCTTGACTGAAGGTATCCGAAAGAAAGAGCTTTGGTTGTTCACTGCCGGCAGCGGTATTGGCAAGAGCACGGTCGTACATGAGATCGCTTACCACCTCATGATGAATGAGGGACAGACTATTGGCGTTATGGCTCTGGAAGAGTCAAAGAGACGTGCTGCTGAACGCTACCTCAGTATCTATCTGAACAAGCCGCTTCACCTCACTCGTGAAGGAATAACTGAAGAGGACTTACGAACCGCCTACCAGGCCACGATTGGTCAAGAAGGGCGGTTCTTTTTGTATGACCACTTCGGCAGTTCTGATATCGATACGCTTATGTCAAGGATTCGATACATGGCAGTTTCCTGCGGCATTGACTTTCTTGTTTTAGATCACATTTCGATAGTTGTATCTGGCCTCCGTGATGCTGGGGATAACGAACGCAAACAGATAGATCAACTCATGACTGCTTTGCGGAGTCTTGTTGAAGATACAGGCATTGGCGTTCTTGGTGTTGTTCATCTTAAACGACCAGCGCAGGGTGAGAGTTGGAACGATGGTAAAGAACCGTCGTTGACTGATTTGCGTGGAAGTGGTGGGCTGGAACAACTATCGGATTGTGTCGTTGCATTAGCCAGAAACCAGAAGGACGAAGAGCATGGTAACGAATCCAAGCTCATCGTCTTAAAGAACAGATTCACAGGTGTTATCGGTGACGCTGACATACTTGAATATAACAACAGAACTGGAAGACTTCTGGCTATCGATAAACCAGAAGATAATCCGTTCGGAAAGGCAGAAGACCATGAAGAAACCAAGCACGTCCAGAAAGCGAAAGCAGCTGGAACGCATGTGGAAAGAAGACCAAAGACGAAGAGGAGTCGGAACGCTAGTTCCTCAGAAGAAGTCGATGCTTCGTCGTTGGTGGGATGCACTGATGCTCAAAGCGGGTCTGGCCCGTTAGAAGGGGAGTTGGATTTCTGATGAATTTTCCGAAGTATTCTAAAATCTCAAACGTCTACAACCGTGACCCAGAGACAGGAAAGATCAAGGAAGGCGAATATGCCTACAAAGTCTTTCATCAGCTTGAAGACATCATCTGGGTAGGTACGGAAAAGATTGACGGAACCAATATCCGTCTTACTTGGAACGGTGACCGTGTTGGTATTCTGGGGAAACGAGAAGAGTCTCAGATTCCAGAGTTCCTGTTTGATGCACTGGTTAACCACTACTGTACGCCGGAAGTCGAAGAACTGTTTGAGCAGACCTTTGGTGGTACTCCTGTCGTGATTTATGGCGAAGGATACGGTAAAGGTATCCAAGCCTGTGGAGCCAAGTACATCCCAGACGGAAACGATTTCATCATGTTCGACGTATGCTTCCCAGAGAGTAAGCAGTTCCTGTCGTGGGGAGACGTTGTTGATACTGGAGCCAAGCTGAATATCCGCTGCGTTCCTGTTGTTGCCTGTGGACCGCTTCCTGCTTTGGTGAAACAGGTCAAGATTAAACCTTACTCTGTTGTTGCCAAAGAGGAATTGGTAAGTGAAGGCATTGTTGCTCGTCCTATGACTGAACTTAGAACCAACCAGGGGCGAGTTATGTGCAAGATTAAAACGAGGGATTTTGAATGACATACTTTGGGCTGTTCTGCGCGTTTATTGGTGGTTGGTTCCTTGGACTTTGCACAGGAGATGATGACTAATGATCGACGCTCACATTGAACTCATTGAAGCTATGCTTGCCTTTATCTGCAACAAGCTTGGCGATACGGAAGAACTTGGTGCTTTTCTGAGGGAATGGTCGAAGGTGAAAAATAAATCAAAGGATTAAGGGCAATGCGCGACTTATACGCGGCTGAAATCGACGAAAGTATTCAAGTGTTCCCGTGGCCGTGGGAGGCACAGAATGAACTCTGTTGACGCTTGGAAAGACGGTTGGGCGAACGCGCTAGTTTTCATTCACGATGCGCATGAATGGAAATCACAGCGCGACGAAGCCCGCGAAGCGGCTAGGTTTTACCGTGACTTGTACGTATCACAAGCTGGGCGAACTTATCCCGAAGAATATAGGTTGCCGTGGGAGGGGAAAGAATGAGTTACACGACGGTTAGTTATAAATGCGAACGCGAACCGCAGAAGGATTTGAAAGCGACTGTAAAAGAGATTATCAATGCTCTGATTGATGACCTTTTCGCGATGCACGAATGGGCAAAAGAACAGGAAAAAGGCTATATCGCTGAACACGAAGAGTGCGAGAACGCGCGTCTTGAAGCTGAAGAACTACGAGGTAAGTACGAAAAGGGCAAAAAGTTTTATTGGGAGGACTAGCATGAACCAAAAACTGAAGCCTTGCCCGTTCTGCGGGAGTGTCGAAATCGGACGCGAAGATTTTGCAAGCGGCGGCGAATTGATTATGCTCCGTTGTCTGAACTGTGGCGCAATCGGGCCAACAGCGTATACGCCGGGAGCGGCATTTGCCAAGTGGAACAGGCGCGTGGAGGTGAAGGGCGATGACTGATTTAAAACCTTGCCCGTTTTGCGGGAGTGAACGGGTAAGAATTTGCGGAAGAAAGTCCTTTTGGGTTGAGTGCGACTATTGTGGTGGGATGGGTGGTCGTTTCCCGACAAGAGAAGACGCGTCTGCATTTTGGAATCGTCGGTCAATTTTAAGAAACCTACTGTATGATGGAAATGAAACCATTGTATTCGTTGATTACGACAAAATGACCACAAAGGACATTGCGGAAGAGGTAATGGGGTTGAAAGAGGTCGGTGACGGCGATGATTGATAATCTCGAGCATGTCAGCTTTATCGAAGGCTTGCTGTTTTACATCGCGATGCGGTTGGGCGACAAAGAGACGCTGATGAAGTTTCTGCAAGCGTGGGGAGACGAGTACGAGAAACGCGAACTTGATGATTCGGGGGTGCGCGGCGATGCGTGAGATCAAGTTTCGAGGGCGCGACGGGGACGATTGGTATTACGGTAGTCTGTTTGTCAACGAGTGCGGTCATACAGCTATTAGCGCACCGAAAAGTTTTTGGATGAAACCTGTCAACGCTGAAACCGTAGGGCAGTTCACGGGGATGTGGGACTGCGAGGGATGCGAGATTTACGAGGGGGATATTGTAAAAGCGATGTTGAAAGAACCATCTTTCGTGAAGAGATTTAAACTTCAAAATGAAATCGTAGGCGAAATGTTGTTCGACAATGCATGGTGGATAAAAGAACGTGAGACAGTTAATTTAATCCCACCGTGGCGTTTAAGATATTATGATTTAACTGTTATCGGCAACGTTCACGACAACCCGAATTTGTTGGAGGCAGGCAATGCGGGAGATTAAATTCCGAGGATACGGGAAGGACGAAAAACATTGGATTTATGGCAGTCTGCTAGACGAGCGGTCTGTCGGCATTGTCGCGATTCAAGATGAGGATTGCCACGTCTGGGAAGTTGACCCGTGCACAGTTGGACAATTCACAGGGCTTCGCGATGCAGATGGGCAAGAGATTTACGAGGGAGATATCTTAGAGGTCGATTATCCCTTTTATTGGCCTGCACCGCCACTACCGCGTGAACGCGTTGTGGTCTGCTACTTCAATGGCAAATTCCAGTTTCATTTGGCAAGCCCTCATTCGTATACTGACCTTTGTTTTGCCAAACTTGCAAAAGTCATCGGCAACGTCCACGACAATCCGCAGTTATTGGAGCGCAAGTCATGATTACGAACAAAATGATAAATAAAATTTTAAAATATATGCTTGTGTTTTGTATTTTTGTTTATACGTTGTCGGCAATCGTGCGACTAATCGAAATTATTGAGATTGCGTTTAATAGGTGACGCGGATGCGGGCGATTAAATTTCGGGGGCGCGATGAAGAGGGGCAGTGGTACTATGGTTTACTTTCATGGTATACAGACGTTTTGGCCTGTATTAACGATGGCACTGATTGGGAGGTTAATCCAGAAACCGTCGGGCAGTATACCGGGAAGAAAGACGTAAACAAAAAAGAGATTTTTGAAGGCGACGTTGTGTATTTCCTCGATGACCGCGCTCATGAGCGTATCGGAGTTATCAAATGGCATGAGAAGGCGTGCTGTTGGATTATCGATTGCGGCGGTGAAGCTGGTCGCGTTATGCTTGCAAACTACGCTTACGAGATTATGCTTGCATACTACGCTTGCGAGATCATCGGCAACGTTTACGACAACCCGGAACTTTTGGAGGAAATGAAATGAACATCTACGCTATTCTTGGTGGATTCATCGTAGGGTGGCTGTTAGGACTTTGCACAGGTGGGGATGATTGATGTGCTCATCTTCGACATCGAAACAGATGGACTCCTTGACAAAACCTCAAAGCTCCATGTTCTCTCGATTCTGGACACGGCAACTGGAGTTTTGGAAACTTATTCTGACCACAGCAGTAAGTATCGAAACGTGTCTGACGCTCTTGCCGTTCTCAGTTCTAGTGATTGCATTGGAGGTCACAACGTTCTTTGTTTTGATCTTCCTGCTCTTCAGAAACTGTATCCAGACTTTAAGCCACAGGGTAAAGTCCTTGATACGCTCGTTCTCTCACGACTCATCTGGCCCAACCTCGCCGAAATAGATTACGACGGTCTTCGTCACGCTAAAACACCAAGCGATACATATTTCCATTTTCCCCCCAAGTTGGTTGGCTCCCACAGCCTTCGAGCTTGGGGGTTTCGTTTAGGTGTTCTCAAGGGTGACTTTGGAGAGACCACGGACTGGCAAGAGTGGAGTGAGGCCATGTGCGAATACAACAAGCAGGACGTTGTTGTAACCAAGGCCCTGTGGGATTTGATTGAGAGGCAGCATTACAGTGATGAGGCGATCAATCTTGAACACGAATTCCAAAAAGTTATATTCAAGCAAGAGGAAGCTGGGTTCCCGTTCGACGAGAAAAAGGCTGTTGAACTCTATTCTCAGTTGGGAGCAGAGAGAACATCTTTGGTGGAAAAGCTGGAACAGATTTTTCTACCCGTGGATAAAGGTGAATGGTTCATTCCTAAACGGGACAACAAAACCAAAGGATACAAAGCAGGAGTAAAAGTCTGGAGACCTAACCTTACTCCGTTCAACCCAGGTTCTAGACAGGACATAGCAGAACGACTCAAAGAAAAATACAACTGGCAACCAACGGAGTACACTGACAAAGGCCAAGCCAAGGTAGACGAAACCATTCTTGACAGTCTTCCTTACCCAGAAGCAAAAGACCTGTCACGGTATTTCCTGTTGCAGAAACGTATCGGACAGCTTGCAGAAGGTAACAATGCTTGGCTGAAACTGGTAAAACCAGATGGAAGGATTCACGGACATGTCATTACTAACGGTGCTGTTACTGGTCGTTGTACACATGTGAATCCTAACATGGCACAGGTTCCTGCTGTTGGTGTATTCATGGGTGAAGAGTTCCGTTCACTGTTCTACGCACCAGATGGATGGTCTGTTTTAGGAGCAGACGCAAGCGGATTAGAGCTGCGCTGCTTGGCGCATTTCATGGCAAGGTACGATGCAGGACAGTATGCCCACAAGATACTTGCAGGAGATATTCATTGGCACAATGCACAAGCCCTTGGTCTTGTTGGTAAGGATGAAGTTAAAGACCCCAACAATGAACATCACATGTGGGCCAGAAACAAAGTAGCCAAGCGTTTTATCTATGCATTCATGTACGGAGCAGGAGACGGAAAGCTTGGTGAGATCGTTGGTGGTGACGAGACCAAGGGAGCAGAACTGCGAAAGACATTCCTTAAAGCTCTCCCCGCAATGAAGATTCTCATCGACACCGTGAAGCGTACAGCAAAAGAACGTGGGTATCTCTACGGTATAGACCATCGTAAGCTGCCTGTCAGATCACAACACAGCGCTCTGAATACCCTGCTCCAATCAGCAGGAGCAGTAGCAGTCAAGAAAGCTACATGCATCCTGTGGGAAGACTTAGCAAGAGAAGGTCTTGATAACTACGTACAACAGGTAGCACATGTCCATGACGAGTATCAACTCTTAGTCAAAAAAGGATATGAAGAGCCTGTTGGAGCTATTGCAGTAAATGCTTTCCGTAAAGCCGGAGAGTATTTTCATTTTCGTATTCCTCTGGATGGGGAATATAAAATCGGTCGCAACTGGGCCGAAACACATTAAAGAAAGGATGATGTATAGTGCCTACGCCTACGATTGAAGAATTGACTGCCCGTGTTGAGGAGCTTGAAACACAGGTAGCATACTTGCAGGAACGTGCCGATGTTGCATCAGCAGTGTCTTCTCTCAATACATCTATTGAGGGTCAGACCGCTGCAGTTAACAGCACCAATATTGTTGGTGCAAGCAAAGGCCCGTTTGATACTAATGTGGAAAACGAGCGAGAGTTCGTTGTTTCACCTTGGCCTCCTGTGTCTGAAGAAGACGAAGAGACTGAGGAAAATCCTTAAAGAAGGGGGTGTAACTTATGCCGGATGAAGTTGTTGCAACTCTGGATACTGTTGCTGCTAACCAAGAGACGATGGTCACTGCGCTTGGCACTATCAATACCACGCTTGGTACTTTGAAGACGAGTATTGATGCTGTTAAGACCGCTGTTGATTCTGCTAAGACCGCTGTTGATTCTGTCAAGACCGCTGTTGATGCAGTAACAACCGCTGTTAATACCACCACTGCTGAGATTAAGTCACCTGGTATTGACGCTGTTGCGATGGATACGAATGTCGAAACGTCTCGTACCTATGTCGTTGCCCCGTGGCCGCCCGTAGCGGAGACTACGGAAGAAGATGATGACACTGGTGACGATACCGACACTGGTGATGATACCACTGGTGGCGAAACGACAGGAGATTAATTAGCTGATCTACTAGTTGTAGAAACAGTATTCGGGGGCAACGTGATGAGCGTTTGCCCCTTGCTTTATTAGGGGGAAATATTATGAGTGTGATGATGTTAAATGCGATGAATGATTCTGTGACGCTGCTTGCCAACATTGCAAGAGTCTGTGTTAATTCACTTGACAAATCCTATCATGAGTTGAGCAAGGACAGGGATGCCAATATCAAGACAGTCACAAACCTTTACAAAAAAGGTCACTGGTCTGTCTTTGAGCATTGTCAGTTTACCTATCTTGTCACTTGTTCTAGGGCTTGTAGCTTGCAGTTGGCTAGGCACAGGCATATTAGTCGAACGGAAATGAGTCAGAGGTATACCAAATTTGAAAACGGTGCTTATATACTTCCACCTGGTATTCCAGAAGGACAGAAGAAGGCTTTTGAGCTGACCTTGGCTTGTATATTTGCTGATTATAACCGTTATCTTACTCTTGGTATGAAACCAGAGGACGCAAGGTTCGTCCTGCCGGAAGCAACCAGAACGCGCATGGTCATCACGCTCAACCTTAGAACACTCCTTGAACTCACTGAGAAACGTGCTAACAATAGTGGTGCTCAGTGGGAGATCAGACAGCTTGTTAGGGATATGTGGCATGATGTGCCGAAGGATTTGAAGGACATCTTCAAGTCTGAACTGACATGGCTGAATGAAACAAAAGAATAAACCTTTGAAAGCGCTTTCCCTGTTCAGTGGTATCGGTGGTCTTGATCTGGCAGCTATGCAGTGCGGTATTGAACCTGTTGCATTCTGTGAGATCGACGACTTTCCTGCTGCTGTCTTGGGAAAGCGCTTTCCTTCTATCCCAATATATCCAGATATCAGAAAGCTTGAGGGAAAGCAGATTGGAACAGTTGACGTTATTTACGGAGGATTCCCCTGTCAAGACCTCAGTCAAGCAGGAAGAAAAGCAGGACTTGTCGATGATGACGGAAACGTTACCCGCAGTGGGCTCTGGTTTGAAATGCTCCGGCTCATCAGAGAGATACGACCGAATTATGTGGTTGCTGAGAACGTGCGTGGAGCTGTTAATGCCGCACTCGACATTGTCAAGAGCGGTCTGGAAGAAGAAGGATACCAAGTCTGGTCACTCGTCATTCCTGCATCTGCATTTGGCGCGCCGCACCAAAGAGAGAGACTCTTCATCTTTGGCGTTAGGGAGAGCATTGCGTCCAACTTGACCAACACCAGCCGCACGGGACTGGAAGGGAGCGAACAGTCTGAAAGGGATTTTAAAACGGCATGGGGGGCAGCTTGCGAATGCAGTAGTCCTCTATGGCGAACACCCGATGCTAATTGCACGAGAGGTGCAATCAGTGAAGACAAGTATCTAGAGAGAGAGAGACGGGGCATGCCGAACGCATTGAATTATCAAGTAGCTCATACAGAGCGTAAAATCGGTGATCCTCGTGGTCAACTCAATCCAGATTGGGTCGAAGAACTCATGGGCTATCCCCGTGGATGGACTGATCTATCCTGTGACACCACTGAGCCTTGGGCAGGATGGCCCGCAGCTCCAGGTGAACCACAGTATCCGTATGAACATTCCCGTACCATCACAGGGATGAAAGACAGGGCCAAACGGCTTAAAGCATTGGGGAACTCTGTTGTGCCTGTGCAAGCTCTTCCCTTCTTCAAAGCTATCCAATGGTTGGAGATGATATTGAATGAGTCTTCCGACTCTGTTGATTGATGGCGATATACTCGCCTATAAAGCAGCTGCGTCTGCTGAACATGAAATCCGTTGGGATGAAAATCTCTGGACACTTCACAGTGATCTGAGAGATGCCCAACGGATTTTTTATGAGCAGATGGACGCGATAGATGAAGCACTGGAGAGTAAGAGAAAGATCATTGCTCTGTCTCCCAAGCTCAACTATCGCTACCGTATCTGGCCAGACTATAAGGCCAACAGAAGAGACAAGCGCAGACCTATGTGTCTTGATGCCTTGAAGGAGTGGATTGGAACTGAGTATGAAGTATACCAGAAGCCTGACATTGAAGCGGATGATATTCTGGGCATTCTTGCTACTAGTCCTTATATTGTCAAGGGCCGCAAGGTCATCGTCTCTGTCGATAAAGATTTCAAGGGAATCCCCTGTGAGTACTACAACCTTAACACGGGAGAGCTGGTGGAAATTACAGAATCACAAGCCGATAAATGGCATATGCTCCAGACCCTCATGGGAGACAGTGCCGACGGTTATCCAGGTTGTCCCAAGTGCGGCCCCAAGGGTGCAGAGAAGGTATTAGCTGATGCTGAGACCTATGAAGACATGTGGCCTTTGGTTGTAGCTGCGTATGAGAAACAAGGTCTAGGCGAAGAATACGCCTTGACTATGGCACGTCTGGCACGTATCTGCCGACGTGATGATTATGATTTCAAAAAGAAAGAGGTTATCTTATGGAATCCGCCAAAAGGAAAAAAGTAATCGCTATTTGTGCTGACGGTCATGGAGCAGGAAAGACCACACTTGCGGGTTTTATCCAAGACTACTACATGACTAAGAATGACGGAGCAGCTGTTGTTCTGTCGTTTGTGGAGATTCTTAAAGCAGCTGCGTCTGACCTTATCGGGTATAAGGCAGCATATGATGAAAAAGATAAACCTCTTGAAAAGCTCAATGGTAAAACTGTTCGTGACCTGTTGATCTTCATGGGTGAAGGAATCAAGAAAGAATTTGGACAGGATTTCTTCGTGAAGAATACAATCGTGAACGACATCGAAGATGGCACGTATGATTTGTACATCATTGATGACCTTCGCTTCCCTGTCGAGCTTGATACATTGAGAGACAAGTACGGTGATGCTCTGATTGTCGTTTACGTCCATAGTCCGGCAGCTCAAAAATGTGACTGTGAGGGTTTGATTGACTCATATCAGTCAGACTGGGAGACGTGGAATACTGGTACTCTGGGAAATCTTTATGATGAAGCTACAGAGATCGTAGAACGGTTGGTGTTTAACCATGAATGAGTTTGTTGAACAGGTCAGAGAGTTCCAAGAAAAGTTTGATCCCAAGCACAACATGGAATTCCCCTATGCTCTGGAAAATGCTTATGACCTTGGGGAAGCTGTAAAGGTACTGGAACTGCGTAGGAAGCTCATTAAAGAAGAAGTTGATGAACTGTGTGAAGCAGTCAACAACTTGCTTTTCTGTTTGGAAGATGCTCGTGACAAACACGTCTCTGTCAATCGTTGGCTTGAATACGCAAACAAGGAGCATTGGGAAGACTGGCATGATGCCAAGGTAGAACTTGCTGACGCTCTTGGAGACATCCTTGTGGTCACGATTGGAACCGCCATTGCCCTTGGGTTTGACATTGAGAAGATCATGAAGCGCATCCACGCAAGCAACATGTCCAAGCTCGGTGCTGATGGAAAGCCCATTTATCGCAAAGATGGAAAGGTCTTGAAAGGCCCAGACTACTTTCCACCTTACCTTGGAGATCTGGTATGAAATACAATTTCCCTTCCCTTGATGACCTTGACAAGAATGACATGAGCCAGCTGCTCGACAATGCTTATGTTGATCTTGAAAAGGTATTCCAGAAAGCTAATGATGATGTTGTCTTTTCCAAACGTCTTTCAGCAATTCTTGATGACTTAGCGGAGTTGGCAAATGACTTCGATGAATCGTGTTTCCCCCAGTACTTTAAGTACGATAAAAGACCACTACAGTCACGAATTTCTTAGACAGATTTTTGAGGGTGTTCGCATTGCTCACACGTTTATCGACCGTATTGAAATGTGCATGAGCGTAAGTGACGCTCCGATTGATGAACTGTACGACCGCATCGAAAATCTGTATGCAGATATTGATGACTTATATGATATCCTGTGTGAATTAACAGGTTATGTTCGTGTTGATGGAAAGAATGAAAAACATGCCGCAGACTAAACTTACTCCACTCGCCCTTGACATTCTCCGTGATCGCTACCTCTGGAAGAACGACAAGGGTGAAGTTATTGAAACACCCGATGAGATGTTTCACCGTGTAGCACATTGTGTAGCACAGGCAGAAAAGCCGGAGGATAGAAACTATTGGGAGAACGAGTTCTATATTGTGATGAAGAACTTGGATTTCCTTCCCAACAGTCCTACGCTGATGAACGCAGGAAGACCATTCCCTCATGGACAGCTTTCAGCCTGTTTCGTGATTGGCATTGAAGACAGTATGGAAAGCATTTGCGAAGCACTGAGAAAGCAAATGTTGATTCATAAGTCTGGTGGTGGTACGGGATTCAACTTCTCCGCTCTTCGTCCAGAAGGTGGACAGGTGAATAGCACCAATGGCAGAGCATCTGGCCCTGTCTCATTCATGAGGTTATTTGACCTCTCTACAGAGATCGTTCAGCAAGGTGGTATGAGACGTGGAGCCAACATGGCTATTTTAAACTGCGATCATCTCGACATCAAGAAGTTCATCCATTGCAAAGACAAGGATGGCGTGATTCAGAATTTCAATCTCTCTGTCGGTCTGACTGATAAGTTCATGGAACGTGCTGTCGAACCGAACACGTCTGAACATGCCTTGCTGATGGAGATTGCTGAGAGCGCGTGGAAGACAGGAGACCCTGGTGTGGTCTTCCTAGACACGATGGAACGGGCCAACCCTACGCCGGAACTGGGCAAGCTCAATGCCACCAATCCCTGTGGCGAACAACCGTTATTGCCCAATGAAGCGTGTAATCTTGGCAGTATTAATCTCGTCAATATGCTTACGTTTGACGGAATTGAATACAACTTTGACCTTGTTAAATACAAGCGTACTATTGCTGTTGCTGCACGCTTCCTCAGTGATGTGATTGAGGTCAATCAGTATCCCTTGCCGGAGATTGCAGAAGCAGTCAAGAAGACCAAGAAAATTGGCTTGGGTGTCATGGGATACGCCCACATGCTTTACTACCTTGGAATTCCCTATGCAAGCCAGGATGCACTGAATTACCTCGATGCCATTATGGAGATACTGTTCCTTGGAGCTCGTGAGCATTGCACACCAGATCATACAGCACTGACTTGCATTGCTCCTACTGGAACTCTCAGCTTGATTGCAGGAGTATCCAGTTCTATTGAACCTGTCTTCTCGCTGCATCATACCCGTACCTATACAGATACATGGGGCAATCCTCATACCGAAGAGATTTATGACCCTGTGTATCAGAAACTGGTTGAAGATGGTTACTTCGATCATCTTTCACCTGAATTGCAGGATGCCATCTTTGCGACTGCCTATACCGTCTCTCCTTCGTGGCATGTCAAGACACAGGCTATTGCTCAGAGATGGAGTGATGCAGGAGTGAGCAAGACAGTCAACATGCGTAATAACGTCACTGTTGAAGACGTGTATAACGTTTATGTTGACGCATGGCGAATGGGATGTAAGGGAACTACGATATATAGGGATGGAAGCAAGTTTAGTCAAGTACTGAAATGTCCAGAGTGTGAGACCTTTTGATGTGAGTTCCCCCTAGCGAGAAGGTCGTAACTTTTGTACATCTTTTAAAAGAAAGGAGAATTTAGTTCCTTTGTGTTTAAAGCTGAGTCAACCGCGAATCGAATATAAAACACCAGCTGCACCAGAGCCAACACCAGAAAGTGTAGCTCCCCCTGGTGATACTGAACGTGACTCTCTTAAAATCAGTCGTAAAGGCTTGACCTCAAAGAGAACAGATCTTAATGTTCCTACGCTGATGGCATCAACAGGGACAAGCGGTCAAGGTTTGAATGTCCCAGTCTAATAACTATGTAGATACGTTTATGCGCGGCTCCCATGAAACACTTGAGAGCCGCTATAACTTTCTTGCGGGATACCGTGAGAATTACTGTCACAGAGCTGAAGAATGTTCTAAGCTGACTGATCCATATCTCTTCCCACCTCAAGACCAGAACGGAGAGAAACTGGCATCACCTTGGCAGAGTGCCGGAGCAGAAGGAGTTACATCCCTGTCTTCCCGTATTCTGTCCATCATCCTGCCACCTAACCGTCCACCGTTCCGTCTAAGAGTTGAGAAGAATCCTGCTACACCAGAAGAGAAAAAGCAGTGGCAGGAAATCGAAGCAACTCTTGCCCAGATTGAGAAGATGGTCACAGCACACATTGAAGCTCTTGGAGACCGTGTTGTTCTGGCAGAGGTTATTCCTCATCTGCTTGTAACTGGCAATGCCTTGCTTCACGTTAGACCAGACGGTATGAAGATGTACAGCCTCAGAGATTATGTTGTTACTCGTAATCCCAGAGGAGAAGCAATCGAGATCATTGTTCGTGAAAAGATTGACCCTCGTTTCCTCAGTCCAGAAGACCAGGAACGAGTAGGTAAAGTCATTCCCGAAGAAAAGGACAAGCCTAGACCTCGTGATGCTTACTACAATCTGTACACCCAAATCAAACGCAAACCAACTGGTGGTTGGGTTGTAAGACAGGAATGCAAATCGCTGTGGATTGGTCGTGAACGGTCATATCCAGATGACGCATGTCCTTGGCTTGCCTTGCGTATGTACCGCATTAACGGTGAAGATTACGGCAGAGGTTACACAGAGAAATACCTCGGTGATCATAAAGCCCTTGAAGCTCTGATGCACGCTCTGGTAGACGGAGCAGCCGCAGCAGCTAAAGTCAATTTCCTCGTCAATCCTAATGGAACAGTAAAACCGAAGCAGCTTGAAAAAGCCCCCAACCTTGGCATTCTTGCAGGAAAAGCGGACGAGGTTACAGTTCTTCAAGTTCAGAAGACTAATGACTTCAGAACTGCGGCAGAGATGGTCAAAGACCTTACTCAGCGACTTGCCCGTGCGTATCTGTTGAACAGTGCTATTCAGCGTGATGCTGAACGTGTCACTGCCGAAGAGATACGTTATATGGCACAGGAACTTGAGTCTGCTCTTGGCGGTATGTACTCCATCCTTGCTTCAGAGTTTCAGCGTCCTTACGTCCGTCTTCGCATGTACTACATGCAGAGGGCCAAATTACTCCCAGACCTCGGTGGTGAAGTTGACATCGAGATCGTCACGGGTATTGATGCTCTTGGACGAGGACAGGACACGAACCGACTCACCCAATTTATCGATGTTTGTTCCAAGACTCTTGGAGAGGCATCGTTCCAGTACATCAACGTAAGTGCGTTTATGAAGGCTCTGGCATCGTCTATTGGCATTGATGATATTTCATTGCTCAAGACGGATGACCAGATTCAGCAGGAGCAGCAGCAACAGCAACAGATGGCGCTGCTCAACCGTGTTGCGCCTAATGCGGTCAATCAGCTCGGAAACCTTGCGGGTAAAAGTATGGAGACACAGGCGATGAATACTCAGAATCCCACAGCGTCCGCGCAGTAAAGGAGAAACCTATCATGGCGAAGACCCCGAAACAGGAACAGGGCAGTATCCAGGCCAATATGGCAGATCTTGCCCAGCAGCCCTACACCGTCCCTTGCTATGGCAAGACGGAAGACATGGGCAATGGTATCAAGCGTACCACTTTTTACGCGAAAAAGGATAATCAGTAATGGAACAGACTTTTGAAGTCACCGTTGATGAGCAGACTGGCGAACAGGCTATTGAGAATGTAACGCCAGAACCGCAGCCTGTCACACCGCAGGAGCAGCTTCCCCCAGATTATGTAGAAGATGACCCTGTCGGTGTTCCCACTGACTATGAAGAACAGTCAGAGGAAAAAGGCGAAGAGGAAGAGCCAGAAGGTGAAGACCCCGATGCCCTCACTGATGAGATCAACAGCAACGCCAAGGAAGCAAATGACGTAGCTGAGTTCATGCATGAGAAGGGCCTTGATTATGACGTACTGCTCAAAGAGTATAGCGAACGAGGCGAACTCAGTGAGGAAAGCTACGCCAGGCTCAAGGAAGCGGGTATTCCCCGCAGTATGGTTGATTCCTACTGTGCCGGACAGGAAGCGCTCTATGCTCGTTGGTGCGACCATGTGAAAGGTTATGCCGGCGGTGAAGAGAACTATGCTGTCCTTATGGACTACGCTGCCAAGACCATGACCAACAGAGAGAAGACCGCTTATGATGCAGCTGTCAACTCTGGTGATGCAGACCGTGCTCGTATTGCTGTAGAATCACTGCTTTACCGTTATCAGCAGGATAACCCTTATCCGCAGGAAGCGGACTATGAAGGATATGCTGGAACGAGGGAACCGCCCATCACGGGCTTTACCTCTCCAGAGGAAGCGTATGCCATGCAGGAAGACCCTCGCATGTATACCGACCCAGCGTTTGCAAGGCTGTTTAATCAGCGTCTAATGCAGACACCGTTCTTGACGAACAACTAAATTTTATTAAAGGAGTTTGATATTTATACCTAATCTTGTTCAGCCCAGTATCTATAACCATCAGATTGTAACTGCCGGTATGGCTTGGCTTGGAGCCAACAATGGAGCAATCCCCTCCGATTGGGATACGCCCGAAGCGAAAGCTCTGTTTATTACTAATTACAAGCTTGACATCATGAAGGCGTTCGACCGGAAGTGCATCTTCCGCGATCTGCACCGTGTCCATACCATTACTCATGGTAACAGCTCGACGTTCTACTACACCGGTACGGCGTGTGCTCACTACCATGAGAAGGGTCGTATGATCCTTGGTTCCAACAACCCGCCCATCAGCAAGACCATCATCAACGTTGACGGTCTGCTCATTGCTGACCTCATGATTGATGACCTTGAGGACGCTATGCTGCACCTTGACGTGCGACAGGAGTTCTCGCATCAGCAGGGTGAAGCTCTGGCTAATGCTATGGACGAACGTATTGCCCGTCTGTTCTACCTTGCGGCTCGTAGCGGCCCCAAGAACCTTGACCATCCTGGTGGTTCGGTGATTACCGCTGCCAATGCGGGTACTGACGGTGAAGTCCTTGCTGATTGTATCTTTGCTGCTGCTCAGACTCTTGACGAGAAGGATACGCCGGAAAGCGACCGCTTTATCGTGGTCAAACCCGCCCAGTACTATATGCTCACCAAGGTCAAGGATCTGATTAACCGCGACTTTGGCGGCTCTGGCTCCATCAAGAATGTCCAGCTCGACAGCATCGCTAATATGCCGATTAAGAAATCCATGAACCTTCCCAATGGTCAGAACATCACCACCCGTATCAAGGGTGAGAACAACGACTACACTGGTAACTTCACCAACTCTGTTGCTATCGTTGCCCAGCGTGGTGCTGTTGGTACGGTCAAGCTGAAGGATGTCTCCGTGAAGATGTCCGGCAGTGAAGTTCGTATCCTGTTTGAGGGACAGCTTATCACTGCTTCGTACGCTATGGGTCACGGTGTGCTTGATCCTCGTCTGGCTGTCGAGATCGCTGCCGATAGCACCGGTACGGCTACTCCTGTCGTTACTCCGTCTACGACTCCTAGCAATATGTAATGAACAGTACTGGGGGGATTTAGTTTCATTTGCTATCCCCCCAGTCTTTACTTTTTAGAAAGGAGACCGTAGAATATGGCACGAAGAATGCCCACTGCCGCTGAGTATCGTAATGCTCAGAGGGTAACGGGAATGCGTGATGTGGACATTGCTGATGTCCGTGATATTACCCGTCGTGGTCTGAAAGCTCCTGCTCCTGCTCGTAAGCGTGGGAAGGTCAAGTCGCGTTCTCGTATTGTAACCCAGGCTAAACCTAAAGCTACTCCTAAACCTAATCTTCCTTCTGCCACTACTAAGCCTTCTGGGCCTCGTGATACTGGTGGTCGTGTCTCTAATGACCCCCGTAGTCCGGCTGAGATCAAAGAAGCTCAGAACCTGTCAAAACAGCGTTTCTATACCGGACAGAAAGTTAAGATCGGTGAGAATGGCAGCGTAATTGCCGATGAAGCTCCTAAACGTGGTCTGAGCGAACAGGAACAGGCTGCGGTTAAGAAAGCTGTTGGTAATACTGAAGGGCCAAAATATAACAGCCCCCTGTTGCATGCCTTGAAAAATGGGCATAAGAAGACTGCTGACAAAAGACCGCATGATTCAATTCAATCTGTAAATCCCGATACTTCTCAAAATGCTCAACATGAGCGAATCATGAGTGTCTTGGGTAAAAACCAGACTGGACGTAATTGGGCTGCGGGTTCTGTACTCAGTAGTGCTGCTCTCACTCTTTTGTCTGGTAAGACTAATAAAGGCGAAAACAGGTTTAATAAAATGCTCCACCTTGGCAATAACAAAGGAGCACGAAAAGCAATGTTAGCTGCTGTTGCTAGAGAAGTTGCTAAAGATGTTGCTCCCGATGCAGCTCTTGGATATGGTTTAGGCACACTCAAAGACAACATCAGTGAACGCCCTTTCCGTCGTAATTAAAAGTAAAAAGGAGACATCGTCATGACATTTTCCTATATGATTTGTGAACTCTTTGCCTTGTTCTGTGTTGGTTTCTTTGGAACATGGGCCATACTGATAATCTGGAACTTTTTGAAAGATGCTTTTTCAATGTGTCATGACGATTACTGGTTTTAAATACTGATCCCTCTGGCCTTTTGGCTAGGTGGATTTTTTTGTTTTTTAGGAGGCAAACCACGAAACACAAAGTAAAAATGGACAGTGGTGGTGGAGCATGGTCTGATGACTGGTATGAAGACCGTCAACACGCTCATAAAGGTCATGCTCGTGTCCCCCATCGTAATGAAGACGGAACTACGTCTGTAATGGAAGTGCCGGATGACATGATTGATGAATACCGTGAAAGGCACAATAAACAAATTAACATGAACCGACAGGAACGTGGAGACAGTGCTAGTCGCAGACGTTTAAGAAACACTGGTCGTAAAATTAAAGACCTTGCTGTTGAGGCTTATAAACACCATAGACAGGCACTTGGTCTTGGGGCTATTGCTACGGGTTCCGCAGGACTTTTGTATGCGGCTAAACATTGGCCCAAACGTGTCAAGACTGCCAAGCCTGTGAGACCGTTCAATCGTATTCCCTAAAGAAAGGAACTCAATGAATAATCCCGTCACCGAACTCGATGCCGTGAACATCATGCTTGAAACCATCGGAGCCGCGCCCGTAAACAGGCTTGAAGGCGTTCATAATGAAGACGTGATTGTAGCGCGGCAGATTCTCGCACAGGTATCCCGTGAGGTACAGAGCGAGGAATGGTATTTCAACACTGAAGATGGTTGTACCTTCGTGCCAGATGAAGAAGGTTACATCAGAGTCCCCGCTGACATTACACGTATCAATACTACAAACAGGCACTCCACGTCTTTCTGGGGGCCAGCCAATGTTATTGTCAGAGGAGACAAGCTGTACGACAAGGATAATCACACCTACAAGTTTGATGCTGATATCACTGCTGATATCACCTTGTGTCTGCCGTTTGATGAACTTCCTCATGAAGCGAAGAACTACATTCTCATCCGTGCCTGTCGCAAGTTCGATGTGATCTCCTCTGGAGACATTGATCGAGAGAAATGGACAGCACAGGATGAGATGAGAGCCAGAGCTGACCTTCTTGCTGCTGATACTGAACAGGGCAAGTCTGCATACGGTTATCGCTTTGGCATTGACCCTCTGCTTGAGCTTCAGTTCAGCCATGTCTAATATGATGAAAAACATCCCCAATCTGATTGGGGGTATTAGCTTGCAACCGCCTCAGACGAGGCTTGCCAATCAGTGCGAAGACCAGAAGAACTTCATCTGTTCTCCTGCTCTTGGACTGACTGTTCGTCCCTCTTTGAAAGTACGCTCTGCCAATGCTTATAGCAATGGTGGAGCATTTTTTATCCTCGACCGTGATGAGAAGACCCGACATAATATTTGGATTAGTCCTTCTGGGATCAGAGTCGAGGATTTAGATGGAAATGTCAAGACTGTCCAGAACTTAGACAATGCTCTTGATTACCTGTCTCTCCCTTCTGGTGCTGACCCCAGGGAGAGCTATAGAATCTTGCCTATTGCAGATTATTGCTACATTGTCAACAGAACTAAGACTGTTGAAGTAGACCCAGACAGCTACACAGTACGAAAGAACCAAGCCTTGGTACATATCAAGGAAGTCAATCATGGTGTGACCTACAGTCTTACCTTGAATCAGACTACTGCCAGTTTTGGCTATTCCACTGATACAAGCGTGGCTGTCTCAACGGCTGAAGTAGCTACAGAACTGACTGAACAGCTTTTGGCAGACGCAACCATTGCAGCTAACTTTGATATTACCACTGCTTCATCCGTGATCTATATCACACGTAAAGACGGTGGTGAATTCAAGGTTGGTCTTGCTGACACCAAGGGTAACACCTATGCAACTCTGACTACATATAAGGTTAAGGAGTTTGTTGACCTTCCTGTCGTAGCACCAGATGGCATGGTCTGTATGGTTGCCGGAGCAAAAGGTTCAACTGCTGATGATTATTATGTACGGTTTAAGGGAACAGGTGAGATGTCCAATACTACATGGGTCGATACCACTGCTCCAATCAATCCGTACATAATCACGAATGAATTCAGCTCCAGTAAGATCAATAGCTATACGCCTATTAAAGCTGGCTCAAAAGTGTCATGCACCAATGTCCCGTCGTTTATAACCACAGTTAAGAACATCTCTTATGGTAACAGGACAATCATAAGCTTTGCTGAACGCTTCCCTCGTAACCCAGGTACACTTACCTATGCTGTTGAGAGTACACCTAGTACTACCTCACTGATGAGAGGTGTATGGGAAGAATGTGAAGCTCCAGACCAGCCTACAGCGTTCAACAACACAACCATGCCTCATGTTCTTGTACATGACATGATTAATGATACATGGGTATTCCGTCCTGTTGAATGGGAACAGAGAAAGGTAGGAGACGATGAATCTGCTCCTTTCCCTTCTTTTGTGAATAAGCCTATTACTACTGCTTTTGTTTATCGTAACCGTATTGGATTTGTTGCGGGAGATTCTGTCAGCATGAGTGCTGCCGGAGACCTTGAACGGTTCTTCCCACAGACAGTACAGACTTTGACTGATGCTGACCCTATCGACATGAACGTAGCTGTCGATGATTACAGCGATATCCTTGCTACGGTTACAGTGCAGGACAATCTCTTGTTCTGGTCAAAGAAACGTCAGTACACATTGACTACGCCGGATACATTAAGTCCTAAGACTGCTGCTATCCTGCCTACGACTGCCTATGCCTGTCTGCCGGATGCAGGACTTCCTGTTATTGGTGCTCGTGTCTATTTCGTGGACACGGACAATGAAAATGACCAGTTGTACGAATACACGATCAATAACACGACTGCAACTAAGGAAGGTATCTGCATCACTGCTCATGTGCCAGATTTGATTCCGCATGAGAATCCTATCATCGTCACAGCGTCACAGACCAGCTCTGTCATTGCTCTGTTCAGTTCAAAGACACCCAATACCATTTGGCTGTACCAGTTCTATCTGTCTGGTGACCAGAAGCTCCAGAGTGCTTGGAGCAGACAGGTCATTGACGGTACTGTTACCAACATGGGATTCAGAGAGTCTGAACTGTGGGTAGAACTGATGCACAACGGTCAGCGCATGATCTGTACGATGGACTTCATGGTCAAGCGCAGCAGAGATACCCAGAACTATACTCCGTCTCTTGACTTCTTCCTTGATCTCAGTGATGAGGAAGAAGATGAATATATTCTTAATTTTTCTCCTCGAAAATCAAACTTTATTGTTTTGGCGAAAAACGCTAAAAACGAATACGTTCCTTTAAAGCCTTCCAGGTGGAAGCTTGAAGGAAACCGTCTCACCCTTGATGAAGCTATGCCTGTCTATGTTGGTGAGAAGTTTGAGCGCTACTTTGAATTCTCTGAGATCTGGTCTACCACGTCCAACTCCAATGATACACAGCTGTCTCTTGCTTCTGGACGTGTTCAGCTTCAGAGATGGAAGCTTAACTTTACTGCGACAGGAACGTTCACTGTTGAGGTCAGAAACAAGGTATACGACGAGACTACGCCTTACCTGTCTCAACAGCAGTTTAAGCTTGGCTCCGGCATTATTGGTTCACCTGTTATTCGCAGTGGTGAATTTGTTGTTCCCTGTCGTGGCAGGAATGATGAGATTGCTGTAGCTATTAGAACTAATGATTGGCTCCCTCAGACATTTCTGAGTGCCAATGTTTATCTGAACTATACGAAACATCGTAGAACTATCTAGAAAGGAGTGATTATCACGCCTTATGCACGTGTAATTTACACATCAACTGGAATGATTCAGAACTACAATGTACCTTTCCCGTACATTGATTTTGACCATATCCATATCTATGCTATTGACCCAGAAACACGTAAACGTACAACTGAATATGACATTGCACAGTGGATAACAGGTTCTCGTATCAGACCCGCTAATGTTCCACCTTTGGGACAGAAGTTTATGATTGAACGGGTTACACCTCGTGATGCTTCCCTTGTGGATTATGCTAATGGTGCAGTAATCGAAGCAGAAGACCTTGATCTTGGTGTTCTCCAGAACCTCTACATCTGTGAAGAACTGATTGATGAACTTGAATGGTACGGCAATGAAGTTGACCTGGTGTGGGACTCTCTAGCCCAACTCCAGACTGCTTACAACACACTCAGAGCAGACCATACCGCTCTTGAC